TAAGTTTTTATCCCCCCCCATAGCTAGCTGAGTGTCAAGTCAGCCTCTATACCCTATGGCATTTTTGCGTCAGTCGGAAATGCCAGAAAACCTGTGGACGCAAGTCCTCAATTTAAGAACGGATCTCTCAGCAATGCGCAATGGCTATGCCCTCCTCAATACTTGAGGTTTCGTCGGGCCTAGGTCATTGCTCAGGACAGATCTATAGATACCTGAATATCCCCTGCAACCTGAACCTGTGATCTATCAATAGGTTTGTATCCTGCTCGGTCCAGTAAATCCTTCGCTGCCTCAAGCTGAACATATTCTGATTTGGCGTCAGATACCAAAGCCCTCAGTCTACCTGCTGCAATCGTAGCACTGAGTCCGAATTGCTCATTCATTCTTTGCATCATATATTGCTGCACGTGTGGGAGCTTTAGCGCCTTGCTTGCACTCACTCTTCCGCTCTCGCCTTTAGAATATCCTGCCAGCTCCGCAGCCTTTTTGATACTGCATCCATTTGCTACGAGGGTATCAACCAAAGCTGTTTGTTTCTCGGTCAGTTTTCTATCTGTGAGTGTATCCATTTCTCAACCAATCTTGTCTTTGTTTATATATATATTGCGTGTTTGTTTGCAGACCTAGGTGGTTGCCCCCCTCTTAATCTCCCCCCATTGATGCCCGATTTGTCAACAGTCTGTAAAGATGGTTTCAAAAGTGACGTGGCGTCACATTATTCTAGAGTATGTAAACAGTTCTTGTATCACTGCATATATGCAGCTAGTATAGTCTTGTAAAAGATGGAGGATTTACAATGAACAAGAAGCAAGAAGTAATGATAGAGATATCAAACAAAGTAATTAGCATGATGAAAGATCATGGAGTAAAGTGGTCAACTCCTTGGGTAAAAGCAGTAAGAGAAACTGGTCAACCAGTCAGTGCAAAGAACCGAGAATATACTGGAATTAACAGGATTAATCTATCATTGCATATACTAGAACGTGATTATACTTCCCCAGTGTTTGCAACGTTCAAGCAATGGAAAAGCTTAGGAGCAAATCTTGTTGATGCCAAAGGCAAAGGAATAAAAGTGTTTTTCTTTACGACTAGATTAGTAGACAGCAAAGAAAACAAAGATCGCAAGGTAGCTGTTCCATGTTTTCAAGTGTACACTGTATTTAATGCAGATCATGTAGAGAATTGGTCTGGTAAATGGATTGAAGATGAACAGGAAGAGTTAACACAAGATTGGAATGACCTTGAAAGTGTGGACCAATTGATTGCCGAAACTGGTGCAGTAATCAAAGAGCACAACTCTAATCAAGCATTTTATTCCCCGTCATTAGATAAAATTAATATGCCAAGCAGACAACAATTCAAAGATGCACAAGGTTTTTACGGTACACTGTTTCATGAACTAATACACTGGACAGGACATGAAAGCAGAGAGAACCGCAAGTTTGGGATAAGACACGGTTCAGATCAATATGCATTTGAAGAACTAATCGCAGAACTTGGCAGCGCTATGTTATCAGGGATTACCGGAGTAGAAGCAGAGCCAAGAGAAGATCACGCAATTTATCTAAATAACTGGATGCAATGCTTAAAAGATAATCCGCAAGCAATCGTCAAAGCTGCATCAAAAGCAGAGAAAGCAAGCCAGTTTGTTCTTGATTGTGCAACCCAAGAAAAAGAAATGGAGGCAGCATAATGGCAATCAAGATAGATAAAGAAATACAAGAGGAGGTGGCGAAAGAACTCGCCCCTCTAATCGGATGGGCAAATAATATAGATCATTTTGCCGATGTCTTAGAAAAGTTATGCGGTCCTGAGTTTGATAAACAAACATTCAAAGAGGAAGGTTACAAAGCTTGGGAAAAAGCAAACGGTATTGGTGACGATTACATTCCATTTTTGGAGGATTAAATGAGCAAAGCATTTTATAAAAAAGTAATGTCAAAGCTTTGTAAACATTGTGATGGTGAAGGGTGGATTGAAGTAGAAAAATACCATCCGCGCGGTTTTGATAATGACGTTGGAATAATTGGAACAACTCTTATTCATTGTGATGAATGTAGAGGATCAGGAAAGGAGGAAGAGTAAAATGCAGAGGGAAGGTTGTAGCCTCATCTTTCCTTCCCTCTTGCAATATCTATCGAATTACTCCATACATGCAGCTATGAAAGCATATTTAGAAACGGTTCAAGAGAAAGCTAGAGAAAATAAAATTGATTTACTCAAAGCTTTTAAGGTAGCGCAAATACCTACGTCAACCTATTACAGAACTATCAATGGAGAAACTGAAATGCGTTTTGATACAGCATGTAAAGTTTTGGATGCGATAGATGAACAAATCAGAAGAGACAAAGCGGCCCAGTATACCAAACAACTACGAGCATCTGGTCAAGATATTAGTAGAAGCGAGGCGCGACAGGGGATTAAGCCAAGAAAACTTAAGCGATAAGATTGGCTGCACTCCTACACTGGTTGGTAAATGGGAAGCATATCAAAGAATGCCTTCTGGTTTTATGTTAATGTGTTGGTTGGAAGCATTGGAATACGATATTGAAGCAGTCAAAAGGTAAGATCGCCGTTTGCAAATTATGTAAACAAAAAACTTATTGGTATGTCGCAATATTAAAAGGCAATCATGAAGCCACAATGGTTAAACATTGGTTTATATGTATGAAATGTTATGAGGATGAACCTTGGTTAATAGAAACAAAACTAAAGGAACTTACCATGAAAAGTGGTTTGTTAACTGGCTCAACTCAATCGGCATCAAAGCCAAACGTCAACCGCTCAGTGGATCGCTTGGAGGAGAATACTCAGGCGATATCAAACTGGAAGTCAAAGAAATACAAATGGTAGGAGAAGTTAAATACAGAGATAAATCAAACTTTCCTAATCCATTTTCAGTGTTAGAAGGTAGAGACATAGCCTTTTATAAAAGACGGAGAGGAACTCCGCAAACTTTAGTAATTATGTCTGGTGAAGTGTTTGAAAAACTAATGGAGAATAGTAATGCAAACTCAAACGAAAGTAATCAAAGCCCATCTTGAAGAGGGTAAAACTATCAACGCAATGGAAGCATTAATTTGCTACGGTTGTTTTAGATTAGCCGCACGAATAAAAGATTTAAAAGATAGCGGCATGATAATTGATAAAGTTATGAAGCAGGACGAAAACGGCAAACGTTATGCTATGTATTGGGAAGTAAAGTAATGTCTCAATTCAAAAAGTATGATAGCGGAATGTCTTGGGATCAACTTATCAAGCGCGGTAAAGATAAAACTGCTATAAAAAAAGTAACTAATCCAACTGGTTTTCAAGCGGATAGTCTACGAATAAATGCCAATAGAATTAAAAATGGTGAGGACATTGGACACTATTGGTTAGAAGGTAGATTGAAAAAACAGCTACTAGAATACACGGATGTAACAGAAAAAGATTTTGAAAAATATGTTGCACCAACTGCACAAATGCAGTATGTAAAACCATATAACTATAAAGAAAATAAAATTGGAGAAGAAAATTGGACAGAAGAAACTTCATCGGAGGATCTGACTGCGTTCAAATAATGCATGAAGATTGGCTTGAGTTATGGCTAGTCAAGACAGGGCGTAAAGAACCAGAAGATCTTTCCGAAATTTTACCAGTACAACTTGGTTCTTTTACAGAAGAATTTAATCTTGATTGGTTTAGTAAGCAACATGAAAACTGTGTTCTAACTCACAAGCAATTCAATCTAGAAAAAACAATCGAAGGTGTTCCATGTAAAGGTACTGTGGATGCTGTATTTAACGGTCATGTTGTAGAAGCAAAGCACACAAATCCTTTTTACAAAATGTCAGATGTTATCAACCGATACATGCCACAACTACAAATGTATTGTTATTTATCTGGTAAGGATGGGATCTGGTTATCAGTAATCTTTGGTAACTCAGATTATAAATATGTGTTCATAGATTATAGTGAAAAGTATTTCACAACTATGATGAAGCATGTGAAAAAATTCTGGGAATATGTAGAACAAGATGAACAACCAAGAGTTGATGATGAAGTACCAGAAGAAGATTGTAATGTTGAAAGTATACCTGTTGATAAATTAATTATTCGCAATGCTGAAAAGGATAATGAGTTTACAAGTTTATCAATAGATTATCATACGCATTATCATTCATATAAAATCTTTGAGAGGATCAAGAAAGATCTAAAGAAGATTATCAAGCCGACAGAGAGAGAAGTATATAATGAATATCTTTCTGTTAGAAAAAATAAACGTGGTGCAATTAGTATAGTGAGGACTAAAACAGATGGAAAATAAAAATTGGTTTTCAGATTTCAAAGAGTTTCAAGAGTCTGTAGATAAACCTGCGAAAGATTCAACAAATGATTTTTTTAACAGGCATAAGTATGCAAGCTTTGAAGCTTGTCTGGATGCAATCAAACCTGCATTGCATGAGCATAATTTTATATTACTGCAATCAAACAATCGTGATGAACTTGGTGACTATACTGAGACGAAGTTTGTTCACAAAACTGGGCAAGAACTTACAACTAAAGTTTATCTTGTCTTAGATAAAAATAATATGCAGGGCGTTGGCTCTGCAATAACTTATGCAAAAAGATATGGCATCCTTACTCTTGCAGGTATTGAGCCAGAAGTAAAAGATGATGATGATGGTAACAAAGCGTCAGGTGTAAACAGCGCACCACCAAGTAAACCACAACAATCAAAAACAAGTAAGTATGGATTATAAGGAGAGTAAAATGTCAGAAGAAAAAAAAGAATACGACAACCGTAATCAGGGCGCATTGGTACAACCATATGACCAAATGGAATTTGTTCTGCAAGGAAAGCTTGATATAGACGGTCAAGAAATACACAGTGCTATCATTGCTGATACACTCAAAGATGGGCGTGAGATTTTCCATATATATCAAAGGGTCGGCGCATTGTTCAGAGGACGCAATGAAAAAGAAGGTGCGCCAGATTGGACAGGAAATATTTTCAATGAGAAAAATGTTTCGGCTTGGAAAAATATAAGTAAGAATGGTAATCCATATCTTAAGCTGAAAATTGATGAACGGAGACAACAAGAGCAGCAACAAAACACAAATCAACAATCAAATGATTTAGATAATAAAGTGCCGTTTTAATACTCAATGCAGTGTAAGTTTTTCTTCTCCATCCTTACACTCTTGAGCAACTTCCCCCCAACTTGTTCTATTCCTTCTTAGTTGGGGGGCTTTTTAGGAGATACTTATGAAAGAATTAATAGAAACATATCCCGAAATGAAAGAGCGGCATCAAAGAGAAATGATTGCTTTGGTTACGCGTTTCAGTGAAACCATGACAATCAATCAGGCTGCAACAGCAATCGGAATGAATAAAGAGAAACTAAGAAAGTTTGCTTATGATTATGGTATATCTTTTTTACGAGCATACGGAACAGGCAAAACTACCCATACAAAAAAACCATGTTACAGCCATGAGAGAAAAATAACTTTGAGAAACCCACCTTGGCTTTCGTGAGAGAGACAGGGCGAAATGTCTCCCTCTATAAATTTTTAATAAAATGGAGAAAAGATTACAATGATAAAATTATTTTATACACTGCTTGTTATTGAGTACGTTGTTGAAGATCAAGAGGTAGCAACCAGTGTTATATTCCCAAGCCAACAAGAATGTTATGACGCTATGGGTGATGGTGTATTAGATAGTTTGTACGATATACTGGCTGATACCTATGGCAAAGAGATTATGATGTACTGTAAGAAAACACCATTCATGTCAGGAATTCAGCAGCCAAATATAAAACCAATGCCTAGACCATAAGCTCAAAGTGTGGACCATCAATGAATGGTCTGCGCCCTTGTGCTCTTCTTAGATCTACATAAGAGTTCATTGCATCTTGCATGGTAAAATCCCAATCAGCTATTGAATCAATATGCCAAGCTGCACCCCATCTTATCTTTACATTATTATCTCTTGCTGCCTCTGCCATT